GTCTCCTTATCCCCGAGGGATTTTGGAGTCTTTGAAGCACCATTATTTGAGGAGAAACAAACAGGATGAAAGTAGATAATCAAAGAATTCTTCCAGCTCTTTCAAGATCAATTGATTTTGCGCAGGAGAATGGTTGGATTACAGAAGCCGATTTGGGTGGGGTTGCAATGATGATGACTTATGCAGGCCTTATGGATAATTCTGATCAACATGATCCGATGATTGTTAAGTGGGGCGCTGAACTTACAAAGTTGATGGACAAGTACGGCCTCACATTGTTTGGGCGCAACGATAAGCCAAGTGTTGTTGATGAGGTGAACCCAATTGACATCATCAAAGCTGGTCGGATCACCCACGCCTCGAATATCGACCTTTCAAACGACAAACCCAACTAAGGGTCAAGAAGTTATTGATCTAGCTGAGGCAATCGGTATGCCAATGATGCCTTGGCAAAAATATGTCATTCTCGATGCTTGCAAACTTAAAGATGATGGCGAATTTTTGGCGCGTACTTGTGCATTGTTAATTTCACGTCAAAACGGAAAAACTACACTTCTTAAATTTAGGATTCTTGCCGGGATGTTTTTGTGGGATGAAAAGTTGCAACTAGCTGCAGCGCAAAACAGAGACATCGCCTTGGAAGTATTTCGAAGTGTGGCAGAAATAATTGACGGACACGATTGGTTAAGACGCAAAGTCAAAGCAGTAACCAGGGCAAATGGTAGAGAAGAAATTGAAACCCTTTCAGGTTGTCGATACAAAATTATTGCTGCAACACCTGGAAGTGCTCGAGGATTATCGGCAAACACGATTTACATAGACGAAGCCAGAATGCACAAAACAACTGATGCTTTTGCAGCTCTTGCTTACACAATGCAAGCAGCAAAAAATCCTCAAATGTGGATTACATCAAACGCTGGTGACATTCATTCAGTGCTCTTGAATCAAATACGCCAAAGGGCTATGAACAAAATTGAAAACAACACAGATGACGACATTGCTTACTGGGAATGGTCGGCTCAACCTGGATTAAAACTTGCTGATCGTAAAGGATGGGTTCAAGCCAATCCGGCACTTGGTCACACAATCACAGAAGATATTTTGCAAGCCAGAATGAACGATGATCCTGTTGTAATCCAAACGGAGATGCTTTGTCAGTGGGTGTCCACTTTCAGTTCTCCTTGGTCGCCTGGACATTGGAACGCTTGTCAACAAACAGACCTCAAACTTACAGCTGATAGACCAACTTGGATTGGTGTTGAAATATCACCAGACAGAACATCATTTGCAATAGTCGGATCACAAATACTTGATGACGGATCAGTAGGACTTGGCTTAATGGATATGGAAGATACAACAGAACCAATTGATGATCTTAGAATTGCCGACAGAATCGCACAATGGTCAAACAAATACCAAACTGAATCGATATTATTAAACAAATTTAGTGGCGACTCGGTAGCTGCAAAATTACGCTTGGCGAGCGTACATGCAGAAATCATCTCAGGCTCAAAGTATTACCAGGCTTGCGATGAAACCCTAGGTGCAATGGCAGGAGCACGCATAACCCATGCAGGTCAGCCGGAACTGACTGCTTCTGTCAATGCATGTGTAAAGAAAACAACTGAATCAGGTGGGTGGTACATTTCAAGACGAAAAGATGCTGTTGCAGCAATTGCAATGGTATTAGCAATTCATAAAGCAATGGAACGCAACAATTCAACTGAATTTGGTGTTTTAGTTAGTTAACTATTAACACGCCAATAACTCGGACAGAGTAACATTGTACTTAAATCTATGAGATAATGAAAAGACTATGGGACTATACTCAAAATACTTAAAGCCACAACTAACAGCTGCAATTGCACCATACACCTTTCCAGATAAACCACTTTCAGTTTGGTCACCAGGCTTTGATGGAGTCTCATCAACATTTGTTACAAGACGTGAAGCATTAAGTGTTCCAGCATGTGCAAGAGGCCGAAACATTATTGTCGGCACAGCAGCATCTTTAGAATTACACGTTAAAAGAAAATTAGATAAATCAAGAGTTGAACCAACTCCATCAATCATTTCAAATCCGGATAAGAATATGCCAACTGCTGTTGTCTACGGCATGACTGCTGAGAATCTTTTGTTCCATGGCGTTGCATATTGGCAAATTAAAGAAATTGATCCAGCAACAGGCCGACCATCACAAATCAGATGGATTGATGCACCAAGAGTTTCACAAGTCCTTGATTCAACAGGTGAAATAGTTATTGGTTATCAACTCGAAGCACAAAGACTTCCAGACAACGGCATCGGCTCACTAATTCAATTTACTGGCATTGATCCAGATGGTGTTTTGAATCGTGGTGGCAGAACATTAAGAACAGCAGCAGCTCTTGAAAGAGCAGTGTTCAATTATGCTGAAACACCAACACCAAGTGTTGTATTAAAAGCAAATGTTCCAATGGATTCAAATAAAGCAACAGCAATTCTTAATGCTTGGAAACAAGCACGCCAAACAAAAGGTACAGCATTCCTTTCAGACAATGTTGACATGCAATCAGTTGGATTCAATGCAGCTGATCTCCAGTTGACGGAAGCCAGAGAGTACCTCGCAAAAGAGGTGGCCAGATTGATGAATATCCCGGCATACTATCTCGATGCAGCAACAAATTCAATGACTTACTCAAACGTTACAGCTGAACGCAGAGCATTACTTGATTTCTCACTTCGACCATTATTGACAGCAATTGAACAAAGATTGTCAATGGATGACATAACAGTTTCAACACAATATGTTGAATATGACTTGGATGACTTCTTGCGAGGTAATCCATTAGAAAGAGCAGATGTGTACTCCAAACTTATTCCTCTGGGAGTACTCACAGTTGACGAGGCACGCGAGGAAGAAGACTTGGTGAGATAATGGAAATTAAATTTAACAGCGACATATTAACAGCAAACACATCCAAACGAGAAATCACAGGAATCATTGTTCCATTTGGAAAACCTGGTTTAACTAACTTTGGCAAGGTTGTATTTGAACAAGGATCATTGAAACTTGGCGAAGATGTGAAACTGTATGAAGATCATGACATGAACAAAGTTCGTGGCAGAATGATTGAACACGAAGTCACACCAATTGGAATCATAGGCAAATTTAAAGTTGCCAGAACCTCAGCTGGTGATGATGTGTTAGCACTTGCACAAGATGGGTTGAAATCCGGATTGTCAATCGGTGCATCAATTGATGAATACGAAAACAAAGAAAATGAAATTTATGTGACAGCAGCATCAATCTTGGAAGTGTCAATTGTTGATACTCCAGCATTTGCTGATGCACAAATAACAGATGTCGCTGCTCAACAAGCAGACGAAACAGAAGTCACTGCAATCAGCGCAAGTGATGAACAAACAAACCAAACCGAAAGTGAGGTCACTTCAATGGCAAATCCAGAAGAAGTAACTCCAGTGGTCGAAACTGCGCCAGAAGTTGCAGTTGAAGCCTCAAAAGCAGTACAAGCACCAGTTGCTTATGCAAAACCACGCGTGAACACAAACATCACAGCTGGCGAATATGCAAAAGCACAATTCAATGCATTACAAGGCAATTCAGATGCACGCGATTTAGTTGCAGCAATTGATGCAGCAACCACATCCGAAAACATCGGAGTTGTACCACCAACATACCTACGCGATTTAATCGGCATCATTGATAACTCAATGCCATTTGCTGACTCATTAGAACAAGGCGTGTTACCAGCATCCGGAATGAAATTTTACCGACCAGTTCTAGGTGTTCAGGCCACAACAGCTGTGACAGCAGAAGCAGTTGAATTTGATTCAACTGATACAACAATCACTTCAAAAGAAATTGATGTTGTAAAAATTGCTGGCGCAAACAAAGTATCTGTTGAACTTCTAGACAGATCAGACCCAAGTTACCTAGACACCCTCTTAAGAGAACTAGCTGCATCATGGGCTCAAAAAGCAGATGCATACGCATTCTCAATTGCAGTAGGTGCACCAGGAAGTTCATCTGGTGGAACACTATATGCAGCAATTGCAGATGGTATTGCAGATTCATACGGCGTACTACGCAAGACTCCTAACAGATTCCTTGCAGACACCGGAAACTTTGCTGAATTGTTAGCAGCAGTAGATGGTTCACAAAGACCACTATTTGCAGCAGCAATGCCACAAAATGCAGCAGGTCTAATGACCCAAGGTTCAACAGCAGGAACAATCGCAGGATTGGGATTAGTTGTTGATCCAAACATTGACACAGGTACAGGCATTAAAGGCGTTGTTTATTCAAGCGATGCTGCAACCATGTACAAGTCAAGTGCATTCCAACTTCGCACCAATGTTGTTTCAACAGGTGAGGTCGAGATTGGAATTTATGGTTACGTGGCTGCGTGCAGCAAGTATCCAACTGCGTTCCGTAATTTGACTGTTGCTTAATTAGCGACCAAAGAGTTGCCTGGCAGGTTAGACCCCTGTCCTGCCAGGTAACACCACACGAAAGGTAAGACATGGCATCAATCATCACACCAGCAGAATTAAGAGCTGCATTAAACGGAGTTTCGTCAACCCTTTACAGTGATGCCGTATTAACAGAAATCATTGACACAGCCGAATCAGTTGTCGGCAATTTACTTGTTAAATGGAACGCACCAATTGACAAACATTATTCAGAAAGTGCAACACTAAGCACATTGCACACAACTAAACCACACAAATTTTACAAAACACAAACAGTCGCAATTGAAGGTGTTGAAGCACACATTAACGGCAACAAAACAATTGCAGAAATCGTTGATGATTTTACATTTAAGATTACAACTACAAGCGCACCAGTACATACTGATTGGCGCAATGTCATACCTAACGGACTTGCAGCTGAAAACGATTTGTCACAATACGCAGATGTTGCACCAGTTGAATCAGCAGTCTTAACAGTTTCATTGGATGTATTTAAAGCACGCACATCAGCCGGATCAACACAACAAGGCCTTGATTTTGTCCCACAACCTTACATTTTAGGCCGTACAATTCAAAACAGAATTATTGGAATGCTTGGCGCTTACATTGATGTTGAGGCGTTAATCGGATGACATTAGCAACATTACGCGCAGCACTTAAAACCCAAATTACATCAAATAGCGTTTATTCAGTTGTTGACTTTGGTGCAGAATTTGTTACAACCCCAAGCATCATGATTTTGTCAGCTGATCCATGGCTTGAACCAGTTACTATGGGAAACAATAAAGCCTGGCGTGTTAGATATACATTAGAATTAGTTGCAGCACCAAACACAAACCCTGGTGCATTAGTACAACTAGAAACAATGGTTGCAACTGTGCTTCCATTGATTCCCACATCTTGGCAGATACTTTCAGTTTCCAGCCCAAGGATACGGCAAGCGAATACCAGCGATGTGTATTCGGTTGAAGTGTCAATTACTACAATATACAATCCATAAGAAAGGATAAACAAAAATGGCCACATCAGTATTAACAGGCAGACAAGTTGCCTGCACCTACAAAGCAGTAAACTATGATGACCAAATTACCAGTGC